GCCACGTTCATTGATGACTGTTGGATTTACCAAAGGTGAAGAACCACACAAAGGTCTATCTCAAAGGGATGGGCTACTCCACAACTGACTTTATCCCCTGCGAGGTATGTCAAGGCCAAGCCGTAGACATCCACCACATAGAATCACGCGGAATGGGTGGAAGCAAAATTGCTGATACCATAGAAAACCTGATGGCACTATGCCGTAATTGCCATGTTGCTTATGGCGATATTAAAGAATTTAAGGAGCGACTTCAAGCAACACACAACCACCACCTATCAAAAAGAGTTATTTAGTTATGCAAAGAGCAGCAATCGGTACAATCATACCAAACCCAACAAACCCAAGAATCATAAAGGATGACAAGTTCAAGAAGCTTGTAAAGTCCATACAGGAGTTCCCACAGATGCTTGAGCTGCGCCCAATCGTAGTAGATGGCAATATGGTAGTGCTTGGAGGAAATATGCGCTTAAAGGCGTGTATTGCAGCAGGGCTTAAAGAGGTGCCTATTATCGTAGCTGACAATCTTACGGATGCACAGAAGGGTGAGTTCATAATCAAAGACAACGTAGGCTTCGGTGAATGGGATTGGGACGTATTGGCTAACGAGTGGGATGTTGAGAAGCTTGCCGATTGGGGTATGGACATACCGATTGAGCAGGATGATGAAACCTATACAACAAAAGTAGTCAGCCCGATATATCAGCAAACTGGTGAGAAGCCAAAAACTGAATCGCTATGCCTGTTGAGCAAGTACTATGCTTTGGTGGATAAGATTGAGGCATCAAACATTGAGGAGGACAAAAAGCTATTCTTAAAATTAGCAGCAACCAGACATATTAAATTTGATTATCGCTTAATCGCAGAGTATTACGCTCACGAAGAAACCGAGATGCAAGAGCTGATGGAGGAGAATGCGCTTGTTATTATTGATTACGACAAGGCGATAGAGCTTGGCTTTGTTGAGTTATTTGACACATTTGAAACATTGACTCAAATCGATGAATGAGTTTGTAGTATTTATTTTATCACACGGCAGGGCGGGCAATGTTTACACGATTGAAACTTTGCGTAAGTGCGGATATACTGGCAAAGTGGTGGTCGTTATCGATAATGAAGATGACCAAGCGCAGGAGTATTACGACAAGTATGAGTTTGTTGAGATGTTTGATAAGGCTAAAATAGCAGCAACATTCGATGAAGCAGACAATTTTAACGATAGGAGGGCAATCATATACGCTCGCAACGCTTGCTTTGATATAGCAGAGAGGTTAGGGTATAAGTATTTTATTCAACTTGATGATGACTACACCTACTTTGAATATCGTATGTACAATAACACAAGACAAGTGCCCGTACAGGTTCGAGATATGGATGTAGTATTTTTAATGCTTCTGGACTTCTATAAGAAAACGCCATTCTACACTATATCAATGGCGCAAGGTGGGGACTTCATAGGTGGGAAAAATAATAAGATGGCTAAAACGCCCACCATATTTCGTAAATGTATGAACTCGTTTATATGCTCTACGGAGAGAAGGTTTCAATTCTTGGGTAGAATCAATGAGGATGTCAATACTTACGTTAAGCAGCAGAGCGTGGGTCTGTTGATGGGCACGATACCCTTTGTGGCTCTTGGGCAAAAAACAACTCAAAAGGGTAAAGGTGGAATGACAAGCCTATACCTTGACAATGGCACATACGTCAAAAGCTTTTATACGGTTTTATTCTCACCTTCGTGCTGCACAATTAAACCTATGGGCGATAAGCATATGCGTTTGCACCACTCTATTAAGTGGGACTATGCGGTGCCTAAAATAATAAGTCAACAAAATAAAAATGGACAAAACGGAACAACATAAAAAGGCAATGCTTGATGCATTGGAGAAATCTCTGGGAGTAGTTACATCAGCAGCCAAGACGGTGGGCGTAGGTCGCACTACTCATTACCTATGGATGCAGGAGGATAAAGAATACAAAGCAGCAGTCGATGAACTATCAGACGTTGCGATTGACTTTGCAGAGAGCCAGTTGCACAAGCAGATAAAGGAGGGCAACTCTACCGCTACTATCTTTTTTCTAAAGACCAAAGGCAAGAAACGTGGATACGTGGAACGCCAAGAGGTAGACGTATCTTCGGGCAAGCTATTTCAAATTGAGGTGCTTGGAGAAGATTCAGACCAATAAAGTTTACAACCACCTAAAGCGCAGCGACAAGAAGATAGTCGTTGAGCAGGGCGGTACTCGTAGTGGGAAGACTTACAACATCCTGCTCTGGGTGATTTTCTACTATAGCACACAGGAGAACAACAAGACCATCACCATCTGCCGTAAGACGTTCCCTTCTCTAAGGGCTTCTGTGATGAGGGACTTCTTCGAGATACTGCGCAACAACGACCTTTACAACGAGAGCTACCACAACAGGTCAAATCACGAGTACTACCTAAATGGTAACCTTGTGGAGTTCATCAGCCTTGACCAACCCCAAAAGATAAGGGGCCGCAAGCGCAACCTCCTTTACATTAACGAAGCCAACGAGCTGACGTTTGAGGATTGGCAGCAGCTAATAATGCGGACCGAAGACAGGGCAATCCTTGACTACAACCCTTCGGATGCGTTCCATTGGATTTACGATAAGGTGGTAACCCGTGATGACTGCGAGTTCCATCAAACCACCTACCTTGATAACCCGTTCCTTGATAGCAGCATCCGAAATGAAATAGAACGCTTGCGTGATACCGATAGCGACTATTGGCGTATCTACGGACTCGGAGAACGTGGGATGAGCAGAGCCACCATCTTTCAATTCGGCCAAGCCGAGATACCAACTGATGCAACGCTCCTATGTCACGGACTTGATTTTGGGTACACGAATGACCCAAGCGCACTTGTGGCAGTCTACAAGTCGGGGGACAATCTGTATGTGGATGAACTTATCTACCGCACAGGGATGACCAACCCCGACATCAGCAACGTATTAAACTCTCTTGGCCTTGATAGGCGCACGGAGGTATTTGCTGACTCTGCCGAACCCAAATCTATCGAGGAGTTGCATCGTATGGGATGGAACGTGAAACCCACGCAGAAGGGCGCAGATAGCGTTATCGTGGGCATTGACGTACTGAAGCGGCACAAGCTATTCGTTACCCCACGAAGCAGCAATCTAATCAAGGAACTTCAAAACTACAAATGGGTAGAAGACAAGAACGGCAACCTCTTGAACAAACCCATAGACGCATTCAACCACGCCATAGATGCGCTGCGCTATGCAACGTATAACAAGTTGAGCAGACCTAACTTTGGCAGGTATGCCATACGCTAAAAATAAAAGGTTATTTTAATACAATGAAACTCTTTGTACCCAACCAGATGAACGAGATAAAACTTGTTGACTACCAAAAGTTCATTCGGCTTGAGGGAGATGATGAGTTTCTTGCCCGTAAGTCATTGGAAATCTTCTGTGGCCTCAAGATGGATGTAATCCTCCAGATGAAAGCCTCAAGCCTCACGAAGGTGAATAGCATACTGATGAAAGCCTTTGAAGAACGCCCTGCTCTAAAGCAGCGTTTCTTTATTGGCAAGCAGGAGTTCGGATTTATCCCATCCCTTGAGGAGATAACCGTAGGCGAGCTAAACGATGTTGACCAGTACATTTCTGATTGGTCGCAGCTTCACAAGGCAATGGCAGTTCTATTCCGACCTATCATTTCTACGTTTGGGATGCGCTACGACATAGAAAAGTATGAGGGCTCAGACAAGTACGCAGGTAAAATGTTGGAGATGCCTCTTGATATTGCAATAGGTGCGATGCTTTTTTTTTGGACTTTAGGAAACGATTTGTCGCAAGCTTCCCTGCAATCTTTAGCGATGGAGAAGCAGATGAGTTTAGCCCTGCTGCCCAATTTTCCAAACGGTGGAATTGGCTCCCCATCTTCTACCAACTCTCTGGAGGAGACCCCTTGAAGTTTGACCAAGTATCCCAGATGTCAGCCTCATTCGCATTCACCTACCTCACCTTTGACAAAGACCGCCTTGAAACAGAGAGCAAGATTCTGCAAAAACAACTAAAACGATGAGACAATTCTACGACATCACCACCAAGCTGAAGGATACCCTCGATGCAAATAGCCAAGTCAACGTAGTGACGTTTGGCGATGTTTTTGATGTGGACTTAAACAAGCAGACCATCTTCCCTTTGGCTCACATTATGATAAACCAAGC